ATGCTAATTGGGATGATAGTGGCTCTCCTTCAACTAATGAACGTAGTTCTACTTATGCTAATTCTGGTACATACTCAAGAAAAGTTGTAACTACATCTGGCTTAAAAGGAATACAGCAAAGTAGTATATCTGTAAAAGGTGGTGCTACTTATCGATTGGAATTTTATGTATACAGCGTAACAGGAACATCTATACGAGTTGGATTTTTATCAGGTGGTAATTGGGCAACTACTACAGGTGGAGATGCATTAGAACAAAAAACATATGCAATGGTTGTAGGTGCTTGGACAAAAATAACAATTGATTTTATTGCTTATGGATCTGGAACACTTACTAATGGCATTGTTTATTTTAGACAGAATGGTACCTATGAATTTTACCTTGATGATGTTAGTCTAAAATTATTATACGAATCAGCAGATTCTGCTGGTAGCAATGGTGGTGCAATTATAGGAGCCACTACAAATACTAATTCTTATTCTGGACAATCTCCATTAAAACCTCGTGCATTAGATATAGCAAAGCCAAAAATGGCAGTACAACTGGCAGATGGTTCTACTTCGTTTGACGGTAGCAATGATTATGTGGATTGCGGAACTGGTCTTGGGACAGCTTTGGGTGACAATTATTCTGGAAGTTTAACCGTATCGTTATGGTTTAAAGCGGATACATATGGTGATGACGGAATGTTTAACCTTACATCGTTTAGTTCATCTGTTGGCGAGTTTAATATAGTTGCTTCATCAGCACATGGTATAAGATTTGGATTAAATGGAGATGCTTGGTATAGAAGATACACCTTTTCTGATACATCTTCTTGGCATCATATTGCTTGTGTGTACGATACAAGTGGTGAATCATCAAGTTTAATATATTTAGATGGTATGCCTGTAAGCACAGCTACAAATGGTTCTTTTCCAGCAGATGCTGATATGGACTTTAGTGGTTTAAAAACAATTATAGGTGCTTATCACAGCACTTCTTATACCTTTGATGGCTCAATAGCCAATGTAGCTATACATTCATCGGCACTATCACAATCGCAAATACAAAGTTTAATGTTTGCAGAAAAATATGCTGGATTATCTACAGACTTAAAAACCAATTTGGTATCGTGGTATGATATGGGCAGTAGTTCAAACCCACATAACGATTTACAAGGCAGTAATCATGGAACAAATAGTGGTGCTACTGTTAATACAGGCTACACACACTCACCTCATGGAGTTGTAGACCCAATTAACTACGGTATAGTAAAGTCTGGTAGTTGTTTACGCTTTGATGGTAGTAATGATGTAGTTAATACTGGAGATACGTTCCAATCAACATTTAGAGATTCATTTAGTATCAGTTTCTGGGCAAAACCAGATGATGGAAACCCATCAGGTAATCAAATGTTTTTTGGTGCTTATACAAGCGATAATTCAGACGGTATACAAATGTATCTTGACAGTTCTCCTGCTGGAGCGTTGCATTTTAATTACAAATCGGATGGTACAAGCACAGGTGCAGAAACTGACAATGCTATATTTACAGATGGTTCAGTTGAATGGAAACATATCGTAGTAATTGTACAATCAAGTGGCATATCAATTTATATTAATGGCGTTGTACAAGCCTTAGACAGTACAAGTAATGGAAGTATGTCTGGGCTTACTATGGGTAGTTATACAACGGATCAAAATCTTCGTATCGGTGCCAGAGTGTATAGCAGCTCTGAAAGCGTATTCTATGACGGAAAAATCAACAACTTTAAGATATTTTCTACTGCACTATCCGAAGCACAAATACAAGAATTATACACTAATCCAGAGATGTCACTACCTACTGGTGTATCATCATCTAATCTGAAAGCAGAGTATTTAATGCAAGAGGGTGGTGGGTCTCACTTATTTGATTCAAGTGGAAATAACAAAGGTGCAACAATAACTGGTGCATCTTGGGCCTATGCTGAAGAAGATGGGTATCAAAAAAGTTTAGTACGGTCAAACACTCCAATGATCTTTGACGGTTCTAATGACTATTTACGAGTTGATGATACAGATACAAACTTAGGTCAATTTGGAATTTTAGATAAAGACCTTTCATATTCTGTTGCTACATGGATATACATGGATGCCTTAACAGCGTGTACAGTATGGTCTCATAAAACTGCATCTGGAGATAGGGTAGGTTTGAATATTGCAGACAATGGCAATATGGCTCACGAATATTTTGATGGAAGCAGTTATACTGCAAAAAGCGGTGCAATAAGTGCGAAGCAATGGTACCATATAGTATGCACTAATACTGCTGGAACATTGGCTCTGTATATTAATGGTTCTGCACAGTCTGGAACTGCTGCATTGCAGTATTTATCAAATGTTGCACAAAATGAGTTTCAAATAGGATTTGAACATACAGCAACATCAAGGTTTTTTCAGGGAATTATAGCAGACGTTGCTATATGGGATACTGTTTTAACTGCAAGTGCAGTAACAGCATTGTACAATTCTGGATCTCAAATACTACCAACATCCGATTCTGGCAACTACGATAAATCCAGTCATCTTGTAAACTACTGGAGAAATTTAGGAAATGGAGTATGGTCAAATGAAATAACTGCTGGTACCTATGGTGATGAACATTGGGATAATGATTATTCAACTGGTATAGGTAGTTGGAATCCTCACAATACAAATACTGTTACCAATGATAATGGAGCAGTAAAAATTGAGTATAATAGTTCTGGTGGTGGAGACAATGGAGCAGAATTATCTTTAAGAGATGATCACGATTTAAATCAAAATCTAGTTGTTGGCAAAGATTATAAATTAACTTTTGAATCAAAAGCTACTGTTGTTGCACCATTTGTATGGAGACTAGGAAACGGATCTGATATTCAAAACATAACTCTTTCTTCTACCACTACAGAGTTTCAAACCTACAGTTTTACATTTAAAAATCAAACAGCAGTTGATTGCTATTTCAGATTAAATGGTATGGGTACTGGCGAAGTTGCTTGGATTAGAAATGTATCTTTAAAGCGGTACACATCAGCACCTAATACAGAAACTGCACAGGGTTCACCATCAAAAATTGTATTACCTGAAGCATTAACACAAGGTAGAGACAATCAAGGACTCCTACTTTACGATACAACACTAATTAGCAATGGTCTACGATTCTTTGGTAACGAGTTTGTAGAAATACCAGATTCTGAAACTTTAGAGTTAAGCAAAGGCTTTAGCATGGAATGTTGGTATAAAAAAGATATTGGTGGTATAACACAAGACATTATGGCAAAAGGGTACACATTAGCAAGTGCCAATACAAGTTATGGAGTTGGTCTTTCTATTTTAAGCAACAATTCTGTTTATTTTGATTTATACAGTTCAATTGAATCTCCAGATGCTCGATATAATCAGAATACTGCCGCTCTTACATTTGATGGAAGTTGGGTACATATTGTATGTACTTACGATGGGTCAACCACAATAAAAGTTTATTTTGATGGTTCACAGGTAGCTATTTATTCAAGCATACCAGCAGGTGGCACTATTAACGAAACACATCCATTAAAAATAGGCAGTTCTGAGTCAAACAGAGGTAATCAAAATTCAATAGATGATTTCAAATTTTACAATAAAGCATTATCTGCTGATGAAATCACTAAAAATTATAAACATGGAAAAGGAAAACATACATAGGGTTTATTATGGAAGGACAATATACGCATTACATTATTATGCCAAATACCGATGCTGCCAAAGCACAGCAAATTACCACAAGGTATGATTGGCAAACACACACATTAAAAGACGTTGAAAAAACGGGTAAAAAAACTCAATTGGTAACTTTACCTACCGAAAGTGATTTAAAAGACGATATAGAGGCATTTATGGCTAAATACAGTATATCTGGTAGCGGTACTAAAGCAGAGTTAGTAGAAAAAATTAATGATTATTGCATAGAAAACGGACATCCTACAGAAGAAGTGGATTATACCTACGTAGTTCAAGAAATAGATACAACAACAGATCACTCGGCTAAGATTTCAGATATGCTAGAAAGACATCCGTTGTATTTTGCTCCGAGAGTATCAGAAGACGGTAGTGAATTGTGTATAAAGTCCGATTGTACAATGTCAGAGTTAAAAGCAATTGAATCGTTAACAGGGTTTTCAGTTAAAACTGGCGATGAAGTTATATCGTATATAGCTGGATCCGATAAATGGAAGGTTGATGAAGAGTAAACTTAAAAAATGGGTAAAAAAATATCCCAATGATTTTGAATTAGGACAAAAGGTAAGAGCATATGTCTTTAAAAAAAGTAAATGTACATGCAACTGTTAGTACGAGTTATAATATTCCTGTTGTTTACGTCTACAAATCTTAATTGTAGTTCTGGATGGTCTGTAGGAGGATACGAATTAACACCAACGGATACAAATACTGTATTTATAGAGATTATAGCCAAAGATTCAACAATGCATTGGTACGCTGGAAAATTATATCATGGAGATAATTACTGCATATTACATAATCGATGGGAAGAAGTAAGGATTCAATGAGTGGGAAACCTAAAACGGCTCGCAGTTACAGAGGTGCTATTATTGACGACAACGCTGTTATTTCTCTTAACATTAAGTTTCTTGCTAATGTTGTTCTTGCGATTGGTGCATTAGTATATGGGTATTGGAAGGTTGAAACTAGAATTACTTCTCTTGAAGGGAAAATGCTTGATGCTAATGAACAAATTGGGAACTTACTTGATAAACATATCGTGGAAGAAAGGATTGAGAGGCAAGAATTGGCAGAAAAAGTAAAATTTTATGAAAAAGAGTTTAACATAAATCCACTATCGTGGCGTAAAAAGAAAAGAGGGAAGTAATGGATTTTATGGCAGTATACGGTGAAGCAGGAATGATAGGTGTAGTAGGTGCAATGTTTGTGTATTTAGTAGTATCACTATCTAACAAATCAGCAAAACAACAAGAAACTCTAGAAGATTTAAAAACAGAAAATAGAGGCCAATCAGAAACCTTAGAAAACATGGAAGGCATGATTATTAAATTAATTGAACGTTGGAACAAGTCTGATGATAAATTGGATAGAAAGTTTGATGCAATTACCAAAGAAATTAACGACTTAGATAATCAAATTAGCCGAGTAGAGGGTAGTCTATCTCGCATTAATGGAAAACACTAATGGACAGTTTAAAGGTTTCTGGTGTATCTTTTATGAATTACGGCATACATCTTGCCGAAATAAACTTGATACTACAATGCATTATAGGTATAATGACTATTGTGTATCTTACATTCAAAATAAAAACAGTTAAAAATAGGAGTTAACTATGTTAGCAAAGTTAATAGCAGATGATCTTTTATCAGATGAAAACGGTGCAGAGGTAATTGCTGAAATAAATAAATCAGTCGATATACCTATCATTTCGGAAGCCACAGAGCAAAAAATCCTTGAAGCACTTTGGAAAGTAATCAAAAGTGTACTTCTTAAAAAAATTGGTATATAATGCCTGCCAAGAGAAAATCAACTAAGAGAAGCTATAAAACACCTGCGTGGCAAAGAAAAGCAGGTAAAAATCCTAAAGGCGGTTTAAATGCAAAAGGTAGAGCTTCTGCTAAAAGAGAGGGTAGCAATTTAAAACCTCCTCTTAGTAAAGGCACTAGTCCTAGAAGAGTTAGTTTTGCTGCAAGGTTTGCAGGTATGAAAGGGCCAATGAAAGATTCAAAAGGAAGACCTACGAGAAAAGCATTAGCTTTAAAAAGATGGGGATTTGGTTCAGTTGCTGCAGCAAGAGCATTTGCAAAAAGACACAAAAAAAAGAAATAGGTAAATTATGGCTAAAAAAGTTAGTTGGATGTGGGGAGGCAAAAAACATTATGGTACTCTCATAAGAGAAACTAAAACACATAAGTTTGCTAGAACCAAAAATGGTAAAGTAAAGAAGATTAAGAAATAATGGCTACTGCTAAAAAGAGAGACCCTGCTAAGTGGGCAAGAGCAAAAGCTAAAGCTAAAAGAAAAATGGGTGGAAAACATTCTGCTAGAGCTATGCAGTTAGCTGTTAAATATTATAAAGATATGGGAGGTAGATACTCTGGTAAAAAATCTTCAAGTAATAAGCTATCTAAATGGTCAAAACAAAAATGGGATTATGTTAGCAAAGGAGATAAGAAAAAACCTAAAAAGAAACGTGGTCGTTATCTACCAGAATCAGTAAGAAAGAGCTTAACGCCTAGTCAAAAAGCATCTACTAACAGGCGAAAAAGAGCTGCTAGTGCTAAAGGCAGGGGTAAAGCTAAGTATAGTAAATCAATAGCAAGAAAAGTAAGGAGAGCAAAATAATGCCAATGGGTAAAGGAACATACGGATCAAGGGTTGGAAGACCTAAAAAGAAAAAATCAGGTAAACCAATGAAGAAAAAAGGTAAGTCAATGCTAACTAAAAAGCAAAAGACACTACCTAAAAAACTTCAAAGAATGATTGTTAAGTCAAAACGTAAAAAGAAATAATGCCAAGATTAGGAAAAAGAAGTAAGCAAAGACTTGAAGGAGTCGATGAAAGACTTGTACATCTTCTAAGTGAGGTTGTTAAGTACTTTGATATTACTGTTATTGAAGGAAAAAGAAGTCAAGAGAGACAAGATCAATTAGTTGCTGAAGGCAAAAGCAAAACAAAGTTTGGTAAACACGTTTTAGGCATGGCCGTTGATATAGCACCATATCCTATAGACTGGAAAGCTAGAGATGATTTTCATTATCTAGGTGGATGGATGTTAGCAACAGCAAATAGGCTTGGCTATAAAGTTCGTTGGGGAGGCGACTGGAATGCCAGTAGTCAATTTAAAGGACAACGTACTACCAAAGATAATAATTTTGATGATCTAGTACATTTTGAATTAATGGAATAAATGAAAAGAGCTGTAGTTATACCAGATCAACATTTTCCTGTTCATGACATAAAAGCTATAGATATTGCATTGCAAGCAATTGAATATATCAAACCAGAAATATTTATTAATCTGGGTGATGTTGGTGAATGGGATTCTGTTTCTGCTTGGAGATTCAAAGGTAAAAGATTGCCAAATCTTGAACATCAATTAATAGACGTAGATCTTGAAATAGAAAAAGTAAACAAAGGTATTGACATGTTTGACAAAGTACTTGATAAAATACAATGCAAAGAGCGTTACATTTTAGCAGGTAATCATGATGAATGGTTAGATCATTTTGTAAATAAACATCCGTATCTTAAAGGTTATACGTTTAAAGAAGCTTGTAGATGGGAAGAAAGAGGCTATCATTATTTATCTTACAATAAACCATTAAAGATAGGAAAGTTAAACTTTATACATGGTGCATATGCTACAACTTATCATGCTAAAAAACATCTAGAAGCTTACGGTTCTAATATTGTCTATGGACATACTCACGATATTCAAAGACATAGCTTAACTAAACTAGACTCTGGCACGATTGCAGCTTGGTCAATGGGTTGTTTAAAAGATATGAGACCAAATAAAAACAAATGGTTAAAAGGTAGATTGCACAATTGGAATCATTGCTTTGGCATTGTAACATTTTTTGATAAGCCAAAAGGCAATTTTCAAATAGAACCAATAGAAATAGTAAACGGACAATGTACATTTTGGGGGAAACAGTTTAATGCCTAAAGCATTATATCCAGTAAGAGATTTTAGTGGTGGTATTAATAATCTAAAAGATCCATCTGATATTCAAGATAACGAATTGTCAGATGCTCAAAACATTATGTTTACTAGGCAAGGTGTAATTGATTCTGGTTTATCTATGAAAGATACAAGCAATAATAAAGTTGCTGCTTTAGATACTAGCCATATAGATGCGATAGAGGGCGGTTATGGATTAGGTTATTTTGAAACAGATCATTTTGCCGATGGAACAGCAAGGTCATTAACATTAACTGGAAATGCTGCAAATAGAGGATTTAGATTTGTAACAAATCCAAGTGCAAAAGATAATAAACATACTGTAACTGCATTTAGCGATGGAGACGATAAAGTAAACTATAATCAAGGAGCTAATGCTGTTGCTGGTACAGCTATAAATCTTCATAATTGGTTTCCTAGTGGAACAGAAATAATTCTCTCAGGTTTTAATATGGATGGTTCTGGTGGTACAGGTTATGCTCAAACAATAGCAGATGGATCAATGGATGGAATTTATACAGTTATTGGTGGAAATGGCAGTACTGAAATATATTTAGATAGAGCAACTCCTCCTCAGATAGATACAGAATTAGGAGGAACTGGAGTAGCAAATATTTTACAATCATGTTCTGGAACAATGACTGGAATTTTATCAGGAGATAAAATAGTTTTAATAGCACATCCAGAAGAACACAAGATAGATGTGTATTCAAATAGTGTTACAGATTACACAGAAGATGCAATTACATTGCAAGGTTTTAGTACAGACGATCAATCTAGTAAAGTTTTATATTATAAATCTGAAGATCAAATTAGATGTTGCGATACTAATGTAGGAACTAAAGGTAAAATACAATGGTTTGGTTGGATTTCAAGAACACATTTTAAAAGTAGTTTAAATAGTAAATCTTACTCTGGTTATTTTGCAAAAGACAATGATTTAGCACCTCCTTCACATACTGGAAGTAATATGAAATATTTTAGTTCTTCTGACAATAGTAGTCATGCATTTGAATACCCACAAGCAGGAGCAGGATTTACATTAAGAGTATTTTCATCTGATTCAGCAGGTGCTATAGAAGGTGGTGAATATGAGTTTGCACAGTCTTTTATTTACGATGATAATCAAGAATCTTTATTAGCTCTTTATGGAAAAGATGATACTACTAAAGCATCTACTGAAAATACTAGCTTAACTCATACAGATTTAAAGTCTTTAAAAATACAAATAGGTGCTAAAGGAGATTATGATTCTAGAATATCAGGTGGTAGAATATATATTCGTAAAAAAGATAGTGATGATGAGTTTACACTTCTTGTAGATATTGATCTTACAAAAGGAGCACGTACAAGTCTTGAAGGAGACTTTACTGATTGGAAACAAAATTCTGGAGATGAACATTACATAGGTACATCTGTAACAGATTATTTAGAAGTAACAGAATTAAGTTTATTAAACTATGAAATTATTAATGGTTATCCGTCTAGTATATTTACTAATCATTTAGGTGGCGATGGTGAGAACTGGCAAGATGCAGTTGTATCTAATAATAGAGTTTTTGTTTGCAACGTTAGAACTGCTGACAAATCAAAAGGTTCTAATAAAATAGTAGGGCACGCTAATGCTGCAGATTTAACTGTGCATCCTGATATGATAATGTATAGTATGCCAAATAGATTAGATACATTTCCATCATTTAATACTATTGATGCAGCTAAAGGGGATGCAGATCATTATATGGCCGTAGAGTCCTATGCTGATAGATTACTAGCTTATAAACGTAATAGTATGGATATTATAAATATATCTTCACCAAGTGATGCTAACTGGTTTTTAGAAGATACAAAAAACCTTATGGGCGTAGAACATCATGGTGCAGTTTATAAAACTCAATACGGTGTTGTTTGGGTAAATAAAAATGGTTTGTATTTATATACAGGAAATGCAATACAGAATCTATCTGAAAATAAAATAGATGATGATGTTTGGGGTACATTTTTTTCTAACAATACAATTATTATATATGATGAATTAAAAAGCTTAGTGTATGTTATAAAAAACTGTACGAGTGATGGTGATGCTTACGCATACGATTTAAAAAGAGGTAACTTTACATTCTTAAAAGATTTTACACATGATGGTATAACAAATCCTGTTGTTTCTAACTTAATATCTTCTAGTCAATCTCTTGTAGCGATTGATGCAGGAAGCAGTCTAGAGTTTTATCAACATAATAGAACTCCAGTTGCAATGCAGAATATAAGTTTTAAGACAAAGAATTTTGATTTTAATCAGCCAAATAGAATTAAGAAACTGTACGCTGTTCATGTTGAATACAAAAGCACAGCAGATATATCTTCAAAAATAAAATATAGCAAAAATGGTGGATACAGTTTTGAATCTTTTTCATCAGGTTCTAGTACAACAGGTACTAATAACTGGATAAAAGGTAAGTGGTCTTTAGATACACCAGCAGAAAGTTCCACGTATATGCTTGAATTAGATACTACAACAACAAGTGCTACTGTTTTTATAAACAATATAACGTTTGAATACAGACTTGTTAAAAAGTTGGACAATGTATAATGGATAGAGTTAGCAGAAGATTAACCGATTTAAAACAAAACAAGATACACGTAGCTAGATACAAGCCGTCTGTTGCTATTTTAAAAGAAGGTGAAGAAGTATTGTATGTTAGAAAAGATGGAATATTATCTAGATATAGAAAAGAACAAGGTATTCTTTGGAGATCAGATATGTTTAAGAATGAAGACATTATATCAAAGGGTACAATAAGAACTAAAAATTTACAGTATGATACTAAGTTTATAGATCATCGTATGTTTGTGCATAACTTTCAAGATGATATATCAACATCAGAAGTATTTCTTCCTTGGTTTTCTATAACCGAACAAACAGGTATGGATCAAGAGTACACAGCATATTTAACACCATATACAATGAGTTGCGAAAAGATTTTATTTAGACCAGAAATATTAACAGATACTAGTGCAGATCTTACTTTTAAAATTAAAAAACAAGATGATGGTGATGCTACTGTAGATACTGTTGCAACAGCTACGTATACTGCAACTCTTGCAAGTAATACATCTATAGTAGTTAATCGATCTGATTTTGATAATCCTCCTACTGTAGGAGCAAAAGATAAAGTTGCTATATCTGTACAGGCAGGAGCAGATCCTTCTGGTGTAATAGATTGGTATGTAACATCAGTTTGGAAAACAGAAATACAAGTTTAATAGGAGATAGTAATGTCAATTGAGAATTTATTTTTAACACAACAACAACAAGAGACTCAAAGAAATTATGAGAGACAACTAGAAAAAGAACAAAAAAGACGAGAAAGAGGTGGACTTTTTAGTTCTATTGGTAGTGGACTAGGTGGTTTCTTAGGAGCGTTAGCGTTGGCTCCTTTTACTGGTGGAGCTAGTTTATTAGGTAGTGCAGCATTAGGTAGTGCAGCATTAACAGGTTTAGGAGCAACTGCTGGGTC